CTTCTAAATCTGTTCTTTGTGTTAATCCTACTACATCAGACAACGTTCCTAATTCTTCTGGAGTTGAAACTGCAAAATCTGTAAGGCCACCAATACCTCCGTAGTAACCTGCACGTTTAGCAAGCTCTATACCTTGAGCTGCTCTAGTCATGCCAGGCGCCGTGAGTTTAGTAGCTGTGCTTATGCCTTTTAATTTTCCTATACCGTTAGCAATTTTTAATGCACCAACATAAGGCACCCCGAACTGTGTAATAACAGAAGTTATATCTCCTAGAGCTGTGGTTGTTTCAGGAGTTATTTTATCAAAAAGCTCATCTATTCCTGTAAGTAAATCTGTATTACCAAGATAATCAATAGGCATTGCACCTAATTGAAGAAGACCTTGAACAGCCTGACTTAAACCTTTAACAGCTCCTACTGGTATATCGAATATGTAATCACCTAATCCTACGTCAGTTCCTCGAGCCGTGGTTATATCTTGATCGGAATCAAAACCTCTTAAACCTTCTAATGCCATGTTGACTCCTATGCGGTTTGTGGTGCAGGGGGAATTATAAGATTAACACCATATTTTAAATTAAAAGAATCTACATCGTTTTGAGTTTCTATGTATGCAAAATCTTGTAACGCTTCTTCACTATTTGCTAATAATTGTACTACGTCGTCTGTAATTTCTTGAGGTAATCTATTTCTTAATTCAGCAAACGTTAATTTCAAAACAGGTTTTTCTGCTGTCTCTGCTCCAATAGTTTCAGCTTCCGTAGTTATAATTTGTTCACCCGTGTTCGGAGAACCTAACGCTCTATTTACTCGACCACCTGTTGCAAGATTTAATGCTGTAAATTGTCTAAACATTTCTCCATATACTTCTCTAAACTCAGGTTCTTTTGCAAATAGATTAAAGTTTTGTTTAGCTTGTTCTAAAGTTTCTTTATATAATTTTAATTTTCTATCATCTGCTTTTAGGTTATCACCTTTATCCTTAATGTAAGCATCTAAAATTCTTTTAGCATCTTTTACTTCGTCAAAATATTCAAATATTTGGCCTGCAACTTTATTATTTCTTAAATAATTTTTTGTAGCCTCTGAATCTGAATCAGTAAATTTCTTTTCTACAATTTCGGCTATAACTTCATCTCGTGATTTTCCTTTGTATTTATCTGTTTTCATTAAAACAGAAGCTTGATATTTTAAATCTTTTATACCTGTAGTATCTTTAGCAGCATCGGCTTCTGCTTTAGCTGTAGCTTTTTCTTTTTCTTTAAATGCTTTGTATGCAGTTAATGTAAGAGCTTTGTCTTCTTTGTCTCTTCTTCTTACAATTGGTAATGCTAAGTTTACAGCTGCATCTAATTTTTCTTTAAGAGATCCTTCTGTGCCTAATGCTTTAGCAGCAATCAAAGCAATCTCTCCTCTTTCCAATCCTTCATTTTTTAAGAGATCACTTAAAAAATCTTTTTCTTTTTTAATTTCTTCCATAGGGTCTAACGTAATAGAACTATCATCACTACCTGGTATGACTTCTCTTTTTTTATCTTCTAATGATTTTGTTAATGCTGCAGCATAAGCTTCTTTTTCTTCATCAGTTGACATTGTAATTTGATCGCCTGCTGCAGTAGATGTAGATTTTGTGTCTGTTATTGTTTCTATAGCTTCTTTTTCCTCATCTGAATAAGGAACATATACTTTTCTTGTTTTATTTGATTTTGGTACTTTTTTAATTACAAATTTACCTTCTCCAGCTTCAACTAATTCGTCAAAAGTTGGAGGTTTGTAATTAGGATTTTTAATCCTAGTTGGACTTTGTTGTCGACCAACAAAAATAGTTACAAATTCTTGATCAGTGCCCGCAGCTTTAATCGCTGCTTGATTTTTTTCCTTTTGTGTTTTTTTAACAGCCATACTAGACATTGAAGTTGCTGGTAAATCTTCAACACTTCTTATAGAAGCAACTCCCATTTCAGTTGCATCCATAGGAAAACTTTTCATCATTGGGACGTCGCCTCTGCCCATAGGCATTGCAGCACTAGCTTTAATTTGATTTAAAGGTATTGGATAGATCGGAGTATTACCAAAAAAACCTTCGTTTGCACGCACTCTAGGTGTAAGTTGATTTATCCCTCCGCCTTTTCTAAATGATGGTCTTTTAAAATACATTAATTTCTTCTGCCTCCAAAGATACTACCTAAACCATAAGCACTTAGTCCAGCAGAAAGAGCTTGTGATAGAGGACCTACTCCACCTCCTGCTCCGCCTAAATCAGTTCTTGTGGTAGAAAAAGGAACTCCACCAATTTGACTTGCTATCCCTGATCCAAGAGCCTGTATTCTAGTTAATGGTTCTTGAAATGCTAATTGACTTCTTTGTTGAGCTGCATCTAATATTGCTTGTCTGTAAGCTAAATCCCCTGTGCCAACAGCACCCAAAGATTGTGTAGTTGTTGCCGCTAAAGATGGCTGTAATGAGGCAAGACCTCTTTGTTGATTGAAAGCTGTTTGAGCTAAATTTTGTGCTTGAGTAAATCCTTGACCTAATAACTGCGCTTGTAAAGCCGCTCTGTTTTGAGCTGCTTGTGATGCGTATTCTGCTGCAGCTACACCTTCTCTGCCTCCTCCAAAAGCTCCTGCTTGAATAGCATTGGCTGCTAGTTGAGGAACACCTTTTGCTGTTTGTCTATCAAATTCTGTCAAAGTCGTGTCAATAACTTGTTGTTGATATGGCGACATAAATTGTTGAAAAGCTTGTGGACCAGAAAGTTTTGCTGCTTCGTCTAAGAAAGGTTGATAACCTGCAACTCCAGTGCCAGTGCCCACTCCACTAATTGCTCCTTCAGAGTCAAATGTTAATTGACCGAGTCCAGCTTGTGTTGCCGCTGCCTGTTGAGCAGCTTGTGTTAACGCATTTTGAGTTGCAACCTGCGGGCCCAGTTGAGCTAAGGTTGGAACTGTTCCTATAACATTTCCTTGAGCGTCTGTAATTTGTGAGCCGGGAGCTCTACCAACTTGTTGTGTTAATAGATCAATAAAATTTTCTTGAGCCCCTTCTATAAAAGGAGCCTGTCTACTAATCTGTGTATAATCTGCCATTATGCTTTTCCTACCTGTTCTGCATTTTTCATGAGGTTATAAAGTTTTTTAGATCCTTTTTCAACATCACCTCCACCAATACCTCGCACGGCATCGGCTGTTATTACAAATTCGTTTTTACTTAACATAGCTGGTACATCGTCAGCCTTTTCTTTAATACCTACTGGTACAAAACCACCTTCATCTCTGTAATCTCGTTCTTTTACTCCAGCACTATTTTTTCTTATTTTACCTGTAGGCACATTACTAATACCTCCTACAGACTTAAACTCTTTACCTGTCAATTGAAATATCTCTGCTTCAATATCGGACACATCTGCGTCAGGATCTTTTGCTAACATACTATCTCTTAATATTAATAGCTCTGATACTCTGTTAGCACCACTTGCATATTTAATTCTACCACCTTTAGCTTTTCCCATTTTTAAAAATCCTTTTAAGATCAATTCATCTTGTGGAAACATGCCTGGGTTCTTAAGAATTTTATGTAAGTTTCTAAATGAACTACTTGTCTGTCTTATTTTAGGATTTCCTAAAGCTCTAAACAAACGTGATTTTTCATCTCTAGTAAATACTGCATCAGAGTAGGCCATTAACATATCGTCCATATCCTCCATGTCTTCATCGTCTCCGGCTTCAACATCAATTGTCATGATACCTATTTCTGATTCTTCAGGATCCGTTCCTCTTTTTAAACCTATTCTACCGCCGTCTTTTATGCCTGCTCTTTCTGCAAGAGCTTCAAGTTTCTTTTCTCTTCTATCTAAGTCTCTAATTAATTCACGAGCATATTTTCCCATAGCATCTGGGTCTGGGATATCTCTTCCTTCTATATTGTACTCGTCATCATATTTGTCCATATTTTTCATAAACAACTTTTCTAACTTTTCAATTTTATCTTCTATTTTATCCCCCTCGTATCTCTCTAAAAAAGACATATCATCATACTCTTTATCTCCAATTTTTTTTACAAACTCTCCTGCTTCAGCCACTACATCTTCGCCTTCGTCATACAATTTATTAAAATCACCTGCTGTTTCTAAAAATCTTGCATAGTCTCCTAAAGTAAATATTCCAGAAGGAGCGGTGCCTTGTTCAAATCCTATTCTACCACCTTCAGCCTTATTTTGATTCATAAAGTCTTGTATTAATTTCATTCTATATTTTTCTCCATAAAATTCTGGAGGAACGTTACCCGTTCTTTGCATGTATTCATTTTCATAGTCAATAACTTTTTGATTTATTTCTTCAGAAATATCTGCGTTGTCAGAAAGAAGACCAAAAGTCATACTATCGGTTCCTTCACTAAATCCTATTCTTCCGCCTTCTTTTTTACCTCCAAAGAAGTTACTTAAGTAACCTGCATACTCGGCTTGTTTCTCAGCTTTTGTAGCTTCGTTATATTCTTCTTCAGTAATATCAACACCTGCCTGGTTAGCTAGAGCTCTTGCTTCTGCATATGAGGTTGCAAAAGCTGCAGCTCCCAAAACGGCTGCTTTATCAATAGAACCATCTTTGTTTGTAAACATAGCCTTACCGAATTTCTTACTGCCGTCTAAAATAGTCTTACCTACTTTTTCATAATCTTGATTGCTTATTCCATCGAATAAATTTTTTAAAAATCCAGGGTCATCACTGACTGTAGTTTTATCAATAGCTGTAACCACATCGCCACCTGCTACACCTTCTACTGTAAGATCGTCAAAATAAGTAGATTGTGGAGTATCCTTACCTAATCTAAAACCCGAAACGTTTCCTAAAGGTGAACTAAACAATGGTCCTTCAAATGGGTTGCCTTGGAGCCCTGCTCCACCTAAAAATCTTGCTCCTTGTCCCAGACCATAAGTTAATGCCGCACTTTTTAAAGAATCACCTATTCTACCTGTTTGATCAAACGAACCTAAACCACCCATAGCCGCTGCAAGAGCCGGGTTAAAAGGAGCTACAAAAGGTGCTGCTTTAACAGCAATGTCTGAAATCTCATTAGGTATAATTTTTCTAACAAATTTTTTAAGGGAACTACCTAAGCCAAACTTCTCTCTTGGTGAAACATCCATAATTCCACCGCTTGCTTGTAATTGTCTGTTCATTAAAGATCGTGATATCGCCATAATTTAAATACATTTATATTGTTGAGCAGGCGCAGAAATCCTGTAATAGTTTACTTTATTTGATTTTTGTAGTGTCGTCAACAGATTTGACAGGCCTTGTCGCCTGCCACAAATCATCTCTAAACCTACCACTATAAGAATACTCTCCAACATGACTAATAGGGTCATCTATATACCCGTATACTTTGCCCCCTATATCAGCCCATCTTTGACAAAAACCAAAGTCTTCTCCATAATAACGCTTAGACTTAGTATCATGTAAGGTGTCAAATAAATTATACATGTTATCTTTCTTTTCTTCTTTACCATTAATATTTGTTGGTTGGTATATTTCTAGATGAGGATAAGCTTCAATCATTTTTTCAATAACATTTCTTTTTATTAACATACATCCTGTGGGAGCATGAGTAAGTTCAGCTAATCCTTTTTCTACTGTGATAGAATTAGGATCTTTTACTTTAACTGGAAAAGTAAAACCTGCTCTAGCTAACTCGTTTGCGTTGTTAATTGCACCTTCTTTAGTATCTAATCTTCTCCATATCTTATCCCAACTCAGGGTCTTCATTGGGTATGGGACACTAATTATGTCTTTATCAAAATCTAATAATTTAAAAATAGTTTTAGCTTTAAAATCAATATCCGAATCTATAAACAGTAAATGAGTGTATTTATCTTCATGGTTTAAAAATTCTGCCACACATAAATTTCTACCTTGCGTAACTAAAGAGGATTTTAACAAAGTAAAGCTTACCACCATATTTTTTCGCATACACTCTTGTTGAAACTTTAAAACAGCTTGACAGTAATGCATACTTACATCGCTATGACATGGCGTACAGACCATAATTTTATGGGGTGATGTTCCTAAATATACCTCAGTGGTATTTTTTTCAGCGCTTACTTTATTTGTTTTTATAGTTTGATAAGTATCTGCATTTGCTTCTTCTTGTTTTTCTACGTTAAACCAGATTGGTTCATTTGCCTTTTGCATTAAGTGCTCCTTGTAAAAATCTAGTCCACACCGACGCCTGTTTGGGCCAAGAATAATATATTTGCGTGTAGTTAGATTGAGTTGTTAAATGACTGTGAATTTGAGGTTCATGTAGAGTTTCAACAGCAGCAGAAATTCCATATGCAAATTTTTCTGCTAAAGCTTTATAATTATTATCGTATGGAATATACATGGGAAACTCCGCTCCTGTTTCAAATAGAGCTCCATAATTAGTAGTGATACAATAAAGTCCTCCAGCCATTGCTTCAAGTAAAGATATACAAGAAGTTTCTTCAAAAATACTAGGATAGACATACATGTTATAATCTTTAATGTGTTCTCTAATATATTCATTAGGTCTGTAACCAATATAATTTACATTGGGAAGTTGTTCGGCTTGATCATAAAGAGCTTTATAGTTACTGTCATTTTTATCCATAAAATCTTTTCCGTAAACTTCACAAGAAGAATAAACATCCAAACTAATTAAAGGATTTTTAACCAACTGCATCGCACCTAACAATACAGATAAACCACGCCAAGGAGTGTTTTGATGAATAATTTTTACTGGGTCACCTTTTCTGTAATGTTTTGATTGTTCTATTTTTTCTATTCCGTTTTTAATTACAATGCATTTTTCTGTAGGAATACCAAACATCATTCTAAATTTTTCATAATTCCAATGAGAGTTAAAAACATACCAATCATATTGTTTGTGATTTCCTCGGTCCTTGAACCAACCATAAAGATTAGGTTGATCGTAAGAATTTTTTTGCCAAAGTATGTTAAGCTTATTGGGATCTATAGGTACTTTACCAGGCACACTTGTGCATATCTGTACTTGATCTAATAATTTTTTATCTACGTATTTATTTAAAAAACCAAGTTGTAACTCGGTTCCTCCTTTAGGGCTTTGGTTTCTTGTTTTCATTCATTACTTTCTGAAAAACGTCTAAACCTTTTGGAGAGATTTCAACTGTAACATCTGTTACAATATCAGGTCCTTCCATTTTTTCTTTGGACGTTTCGCCTGTCTTTGTATTTCTATAAATTGTTGTAGTGGTACAATCTATTTTATGTATGTTATCCGTTTTCATTCTCTCTGTTTATTAAAGCATAACTAACTACTACTTCAAGTTTGTTAGCTGTTTCCGCTTGAGCTTTTATAGCATCTCCTGCTTCTAAATTCAACCCCTCTTCTGTGGCATTGATTGTGCTTGTAGCAGGTATGTCTTTTCTAAAAAATTCTACGTCTGTACTAGCAGATGAGTCTCTTAAATCACAGTTAACTAATACAGCTCCTGTGCTATTATTAGATACATACACAGATTTTACAATAGCAACAGCTGATGTTGCTATAGTCAAAACAGTTGTCATAGCTGTTCCATCTAATATCTTAGATGCATTTTTATATTGTATTGTCATGATAAAAAGTAATTAAAAGCATCCTGTTCATTTTTTAAATCTTGTTGAAAAGAAAAATTAAGTTGTTGTTTCATAGTAGTCATAGATTCAATTATCTGTCTTTGATTTTCTACATCGTATTCTTGTTTTGGTTCAGGTATATAATTAGTTAATTTAGCCATTAAGTTCTTTTCTTATCTACACCTTTTATTTTTTTCTTATTTTTAGAAGCATAAAAAACAGCCTCACCTTTTTTCTTACCATATTGTTTTTTCATAGATTTCATGATCTTTTTACCTTTTGTAGTTAATGGCATCTTATCTCCTTCCGTCTGGTTGTGCATCAAGTCTAAAACTACCGTAACGCCAAGTTTCACCTACAGCGTCACATTCTATTTTAATAGATAATAATCTAGCTCGTGCTCTCGTATCTACTTTATCAGTAGAAGAGGTTATTGTAAAGGGACCTAAAGATGAGCTTGCTTGAGTGTCTGAAGGAAAATCAGATATAAATAAAGTCACTTTAGAATTACCGACTAAAAATTTATAATCGGGCATAAATCTTTTCATAGACATAAAAAACTCTCCATCATCTATATCAAAATCTCCAGATCTAATAAACGCATTTATAGAAGTTGTTCCTGTGCTATTAATTTGATCGTTGCCTACTTCGTGAGCATAATAAATACTAGCGCCGTATCTATTTGTAATTCCTAAAATATCTGGGAACACAGGAGTAGTTGTTGATTCATAATCTGTTGCATAAGGTTTATTAAATACTCCTTGGTCTTGATAACTTGTTCTATCTAATGATGAAGTAGTCCAAACATTTTCTTGAAAATTATACGTTACACATCTGTCAATTTGTGAAGATCCTGATTTAGGGTAGAACCAATTTACCTCTGTAAATAAACTATTTGGTGATGAAAAAATTACATCAGATGAATTAAAGTTTAATCCAAGATTTCCATTTTGTGTAGTAAAAACAAAATCTTCAACTAAACAAGGTAGAGCTTTTACAGTACCATCATACATAAAAAATCCACCTTCATTAGACATCCAATAAATAGCTCCATTGACATAAGAGGCTGCGTGTTGTCCAATGCATCCACAGTTTGTGCCAACCTGTCTAACACTAAATGTAAATGGTGGACCAACGAATTGTATAACGTAAGCTGCATTGTCGGTTAAAACAAAAACATAATCTTTACCTTGAAGAGCGGCTTGTATTTTATTTCCTGTATCAAGTCTAAAAGTTCCAGCAGTGTTGGTAGCCGTTGGATTATAAGTATTTAAATCTTCTTGATTTGAAAATCTTACAAACATTGGATCTTGTGTGGCTGGAGTTCCAATCGTTGTTTCAGTGCCAAAATGAAATAAATGTCTGTCTCGATCAGATACCAAAGTAAATCTGGTCGCCGTTGGATTAGCTGAGGTAGAAAAACCAGAAGTTGATTTAGATGCTCTTGTCGTTCGAGCACTTGTTGCACCTGCATCCCATGTAAAAGTTTCTCCATTAAATATTGTGGCCACTAACACTTCTCCAAAATTATCAAGACTCCAGTTTCCTGGATCTAAAGTTACATTACTTGTAGCTCGTTCAGTGCCCCATGTACTATCTCCCCATGTCGATGTACCCCATCCATAACCTACGGTTTGAGTGGTTGGTCCAACTTCAACGTAAGGATTTACAGTTGCAGATCCAACTGCGGTCATTCCAGAGCCGCCTTCGTTTCGCACAGCTTGAACGGTAAATTTGTCTATATCAGGCACAGTTAAAATTTCATAAGCTACTTGTAATTCTGCAGGTGTATAATCTGAGGCACCTGTTACTGTGACAGCCGATAAAGTTACGTATCGTCCAACAGCTAATCCATGGGAACCTTTATTAATTTGTAAAACATTTGATCCGTTAACTGTTGTTAATGTGCACCCTGTGATGGCTGTATCTAAAGGAGTAATGTCATAAAAATCATTTCCATAATATAAAAATAAACCCTGAGACGTTCCAATAGCAGCATATTTTTCACCAACTAAAGAAGTAAAAGCCACTTGAGCTCTTCCTGCTCCTGGTAATGTTTTGGATGCAGCAGTGAGTTGAGACCACCCACCTATTTTTTCTGGTGCAGTATAACGAAAACGCACAAAATCACCATCTACCCACTTTCCAGGAAGGGCTGAAGGGACACCTTGTTTATTAAATCCAGCTGCAAAATCTACTTTTTTTAAGGCCATAAACGTGTTATATAATAGTTTTTAAAAGAATGAAAGATCGAAAAATGTATATCTTATCAATACACCTAGGCCATGATGGAGCCTATTCAATAACAAAAGATAATGAACTTATAGAGCATTGTCAAATTGATAGATTTACAAAACAAAAAATGCAGTCGTATATAACAGGCAACTTACTATACCATTTAAGTTCTTTAAACATACGCTTCGACAAAATTTTATTTACAGATTTAGAATATGCAGATAATAGCATCGACAAATGGTGGTTTAACACTAATTTAACAAGATTTGATTTAATACATAAAAATACTGAAATAGTTTTTAATGACACTTTAAAAAGTAGACATCACCATTTATGGCATGCTTATTGTTCTAAAGTAAGTTTAGGTTCAAATAAAAAT